AATGGTATCACATCTCTTGATGTTGACAACCTTACACTTGATGGTAACACAGTATCATCTACAAATTCAAACGGCAACATTGTATTAGACCCAAATGGAACTGGTACAGTTGATGTCTCTAGTGCAAAGATTACAAGTGTCGCAACACCTAGTGCAGATACAGATGCTGCAACTAAAGGATATGTCGATGGTGTTGTTAATGGACTAGATGTTAAAAAGTCAGTTGACTTCGCTTCAACTGCAAATGTCGCTGGTACATACAACAACGGTGCTGGTACAATTACTGCTGGTTCAAACGGTGCATTGGCAATGGATGGTGGTGCTCCATCTAACGGACAAAGAGTTCTTCTCAAAGACCAAAGTTCAAATGTACAGAACGGTATCTACGTTGTAACAAACTCTGGTGGTGCTGGAAGTCAATATGTTCTTACAAGAGCCGCAGACGCAGATGCAGCTTCAGAAATTACTGGTGGTGCATTTTTCTTCGTTGAACAGGGTTCTGCAAATGCAGACAATGGTTATGTAACGACACACAACGGAACACCAACATTAGGTACAGATGCAATTACCTTTGAACAGTTTTCTGGTGCTGGTCAGATTAGTGCTGGTTCTGCACTTACAAAATCTGGTAACACCTTAAATGTCGCAGTAGATGACTCTTCTATCGAAATCAATTCTGATGCGTTGAGAGTTAAAGCAAGTGGTATTACAAATGCAATGTTGGCAGGGTCAATTGACCTTACTGCAAAGGTGACAGGTTCACTACCTGTTGGAAACGGTGGTACAGGGTTATCCTCAATTGCAAAAGGTTCTGTACTTGTAGCGAACTCCGCTAATACTTTGTCTGCTCTTGATGGTGGTGGTTCTAATGATAGTTTCTTGGCATACACGGCCAGTTCTGACACACTTTCTTTTGCAACGAGTATTGATGGCGGCACATTCTAAATAGTCATGTAGGGGATGCCTCATGGCTGTGGATATAAAACTTAAAAGGTCGCACACCCACTCCAATATTCCAACAACTTCGGATTTGGCAGAAGGTGAATTTGCAGTCAATACATATGACCGCAAACTGTATATGCGTGATGGTAGTAACGAGATTGTTACTGTCTCTAATCACTATGCAACAGACTTTGATTCATCCACAAAAATCATATATGTAACTGTCGCTACAAAGGATACTTCGCACCCATATCATGGTGTTGGGTCTAGTAATGGTTACAAACTCAATGGTATATTTGCACCTTATCTAAAACTTATTCCAAGAAATACATACCGATTTGACCAGAGTGACTCAAGTAATTCTGGTCATCCATTTAGATTCTATCTTGATGTAAATAAATCAACTTCATATACTACTGGCGTAACAACTAGCGGAACGCCTGGCAGTTCTGGTGCATACACACAAATAGTTGTGGGGGATACAACTCCACCAGTTTTATTCTACCAATGTTCTGCACATGGAAATATGGGTTGGGCTGCAACTACTAGTACAAGAAGTTTATTTGGTTTTGATACTGACGATTTATCAGAAGGTTCAACCAATCAGTATCATACAACTGCAAGAGTTCAAGCAGTTTCTATTAACAATGTCGTAGAGGATACTTCGCCTCAGTTGGGCGGCAATTTAGATACTAATGACAAGAATATAACCTTTGGTGATTCTTCCGATTCTGCTGGCACAGATAATTCATTACTCTTTGGTGATAATAGTGATTTAAAAATTTATCATAACGGAACACATTCATTTATCCACGACAGTGGCACTGGTCAACTTCGTATAAGAACAAACACCCTTAATGTAGTGAATGCAAATAACAGTGAAGTCATGCTTAAGGCAGTTCAAAATGGTGCAGTTAGTTTAAACCATGATAATGTAAAGAAATTTGAAACCACATCAACAGGTATTCAAATTGAATCTACCGATACATCTTCATCTGCTGGGCCTGAAGTTGTTTTATACAGAGATAGTTCTTCTCCTGCTGATGCAGATTATCTTGGACAACTACAGTTCAAAGGTAAGGATGATGGTGGTGGTGATGAAATTTATGCAAAGGTTTCTGGTAAGATTTCTGACGCATCAGCTGGAACAGAAGATGGACTTATCGAAACTGCAATCAAAGGAAACGGTTCTTTCACGATTGTCAGTAGACAACGCTCAGACGAACTACAACTTCTAAACGGTGTTGGACTTAGTGTTGCTGGTAATACAACATTATCTGGTACACTAAACGGACACACAATTCCAAGCGGTACTGGAACACTTGCATTGACAAGTGATGTTGGTTCAACAGATGTATCTGCCGATTCGACTCCACAACTTGGTGGTGACTTGGATGTTAACGGCAACGCAATCGTTTCTGCATCAAATGGTAATATTGCAATTACACCAAATGGTTCTGGTAAAGTAATCATTGATGGATTATCACATCCACAAGCAGATGGTAATGCTGGACAAGTTCTAAAAACAGATGGCTCTGGTAATCTTGCATTTGCATCTGTTGGTTCACTCGCTGGTTCTGGTATTCAAAACGTATCAGATGATAGCTCTCCACAATTAGGAGGCAACTTAGATGTGGTTACCCATAGTATTGTATCAACATCTAATAGAAATATAACTCTTGCACCGAATGGTTCTGGTAAAGTTGTTGTGGGAACAAATGGTATTCAGTTTGGAGATGGAACAACACAAACATCTGCTGGTGCATCACAAGGATTTGCAATTGCGATGGGTGTCGCACTTGGATGATATAAATAGTAATAAAGGAAAGTTAAATGGCAAACCCAAATTCTAGAGCAACATTAAAAGAGTATTGTCTTAGAACTCTTGGTAAGCCTGTGATTGAAATCAATGTCGATGATGACCAAGTAGAGGACAGAATTGACGAAGCGTTGCAATACTTCGCTCAATACCACTACGATGGTGTGGAGAGGATGTATTTAAAACATAAAATTACACAGGCAGAAATCGACAGAGCAGCGACAAATACTTCTGTTACTGCAACAGATACAGTAGACAATAGTATTACTGCAACATGGTTAGAAGGTAAAGGATTCATTCCAATACCAGATAGTGTTTTGTCTGTAGTTAAAGTTTTTGACTTTACAGACAGAGCCAATTTAAATCTTTTTGATATTCGTTATCAATTACGACTAAATGACCTATACGATTTCTCTAGTACATCTGTAATACATTATCAGATGACAATGACACATCTTGATTTCTTAGACCATATTTTAGTAGGTGAAAGACCCATTCGTTTTAATCAACACCAGAATAGATTATATGTTGATATGGACTGGAAGAATGATGTTAATGTGGATGATTTTATTATCATTGAAGCATATAGAAAATTAGACCCAACTACATATACAGATGTATTCAATGATATCTATTTGAAGAGATATACAACCGCACTGATTAAAAGACAATGGGGTGCAAACCTTTCCAAGTTTGAGGGTGTACAAATGTTAGGTGGTGTAACATTAAATGGTGCAGCTCTCTTTGAACAGGCAAACTCTGATATTGAAAAGTTAGAAGAACAAATACAACTCGCATATGAGTTACCACCAGATTACATGATAGGATAATTTGATGCCAACAAACGTGTATTTTGACACAGGTACGAAACCAGAACAACATCTCTATGAAGATTTAATGATAGAGCAGTTGAAGATTTATGGCCAAGACGTATACTATATCCCAAGAACTCTTGTAAAAGAAGATGAGTTGTTGGGTGAGGATGTATTGTCTAAATTTGGTGATGCGTATCTAATCGAAATGTATTTTGAAAACACAGAAGGTTATGAGGGTGAAAAAGAAATCATGACCAAGTTTGGTATTGAGATGAGAGATGAGGCCACGTTTGTAGTTGCCAAAAGAAGATTTGAACAACTGGTATCAACTGATTCAAACTTGATTGTAAAGACTAGACCAAACGAGGGAGACTTGGTTTATTTTCCAAAAGTCAAAAAGATGTTTGAAATATCTTTTGTAGACCACGATGACCCATTCTTTCAAATACATAATGTACCAGCATTTAAATTAAAAGTCAAGACCTTTGAATATAGTTCAGAGGATATTGATACTGGTATTGCAGAAATTGATGCAATCGAAACGGATAACTCACTTGATGCTGGATTACATCAATTGTCTCTTGAGGATGGCACAGGTTCACTCCTATCTGAAACAGGACACTATATAATACTAGAAACATACAAAGTTGATACCATTGATGAAAATGCAATGAATGATTTCTTTGAAACAGCAGACGATTCGGTTCTAGACTTTACAGAGTCTAATCCATTCGGTGATATTGGAAGGTTAGGATAATATGTTAGGACAACAATTTTACCATGAAACAATGCGAAAAGTAGTTGTCGCATTTGGAACAATGTTTAACGACATTCATCTTGTTCGTACAAACAATTCTGGAGCGGTAACACAAACCATGAAAGTTCCTCTTGCGTATGGGCCAAAGAATAAATGGCTCGCAAGACTTAGAGAAGACCCCAACATTACAAAGAAGGTTGCGGTCACTTTACCTCGTATTGGTTTTGAAATTCAAAATGTAACATATGATGCTACTCGTAAATTAAATTCTATTCAGAAGTTTAAAAAGGTAAACTCTTCTACTGACGGTAAAAGTATGAGTCAACAGTTTATGCCTGTTCCATATAATATGGACTTTGAAGTTTTTGTTATGGCAAAGAACTCTGATGACGCATTGCAAATTGTAGAACAAATTCTTCCATTCTTCCAACCAGATTACACAGTCACACTCAATGATAATACTGACATGGGAACAACTAGAGATGTTCCTATCGTATTAACAAATGTCACATATGAAGACAATTATGAAGCAGATTTTTTAACAAGACGTAGTATCATATATACTCTGTCTTTCACTGCAAAATTTTATCTGTATGGCCCTGTCACTGACCAGAAGGTTATTAAAACAGTACAGGTTGACCAGTACACAGATGTACAGGTTAACAGTCCAAAAAGAGAACAAAGATATTCTGTTGCACCTAATCCAGCAACTGCTGATGCAGATGA